GCGTAACCGATGGCCGCTCTACTGGGCCGACTGTGTAGCCGTCCGGTATTACTGCCAAAACTGAAAAGATTAGCTGCTCAAGATTATCTAAAGCTGCTGGGTTAGAAAGATAAGCGACTCCGCAAGTGATTGTCATATTAATCTTTGCGTGAATTGTCGAGTCGTTAATTGTGTTCAATTCTAAGTAAGGTGACTCCGGTACAAGAATAACCGCTGGTACTTGCACAGATTCCGGAACGTAGGAATAGACGTTCGCAGATACTCCCGCGAGTGCAGTTGCCAGCGGTGTCCGGATAGAAGAAAGAATAGTTGAGGCGGGCATTATCCCACCATAGCTTCAACGTCTAAGTAAGGGCCGAGTAAGCCAGTTACTTTAGCGAGTAGATTTTTAGAAAGTCTGTAAGGTGTAACTGCAAAATCTACGCCTTCAATTGATCCACCGGCAGCGGTGCGGGCTTGGAAGATTTCGACAGCGATTGCCAGAACTGCAGCTTCAACATTGGCATTTCCGACGTATGTCGATAATCCAGAGAGCGCAGCGTTTCCGGCTGGGATAATGTTCTTTTCCAATATGTCTGCATTTGTGATTGAGACTGTGAAAATATAATCTGAAATGTCATCGTCGGTAACTGTGTGAGTGCCATTAAAAGGTGCGCCGCAGCCAGTAATAACAACAGATTGCCCCTCGGTGAATTCGTGGATAGTTGTTGTCCGGAAGTAAGCGATATTGTCCGTTAGCTCTACTTTTGATATTGGGCTTTGGAAAGTTACAAGCATTGGCAAAATTACGTTTTCGCTAGCTTGTGCTATGTCGTCTAAATAAGCGTCTGAATATAGAGCAGATGAGACGCCCAAAATGGTGCGCAGCTCGGAAGCTGTAACTATCGTAGGCATCTCATCTCTCTTTCTACTTAGGGGTGACTGGCCAGCTCGGGAGAGGACTGGCCGTCACTATTAGGAATTAACTACGCAACCATCCACTTGTACGCACCGGCAGCAACCTTTGTTGCTAGTGCGCCGTAGCCGTAGTAAGCGACCTCAATCTGGCCGTTTAGAGCTACGTTTGTCTGTAGGCGGAAACGTGAGGACTCATACCAAGTGTATGCATCTGGGTTGATGATGATGATGGAGTTGTCTCCGGTTGGTGCTGCGGTTGCCAAGTTACGAGCAACGCGTAGATCAAGACCTAGTACGTTACCGCGAACTGCGCCGCCGGTTAGATTTCCACCTTGATTGGATGGGCCAATTAGGTTCTGATAAATCGGACGACCAGCGTCAGCAAGGTTCATAATTGCGCCCCATTGTTCTGGAGAAACAAGAATGTTAGTGGCTGTGCCAAGTGTGTTCTTGTAAACTGAAACTGAAGCATCGGATACGAAATCCAAGAAGCCAGCTGCATCAAGAGTGCGGTTTCCGCCATCTGTTCCGCCAGCAACAAGGCCAGCGATAACAGCAACGTCAGTTGCCTTTGCGTAAGCGAACTCCATTTGACGAACAAGCTCATCAAAGAAAGCTGGTGAGGAACGATCTAGTAGTTCTACTGAGAAAGTCTGTCCGCCAGCGTACTTCTTAACGGATACTGAAAGGAATTCGTTTGTCATTCCTGTTTCATCAATTGCAGCTGCTTCAGCTTCTTCTCCGACTGTTGGAACAGCGGTTAGCTTTGGAATCTCAAAAGACATTCCGGCATCTGGCAGAACGCCGCGAGATACTGAATCAACAGCTGGGCGGTCTGCGTTTGAAAGTGGGTTGATGATTTCTGTCAATTGACGGGTTGGGATGAGACCTGCGTTGTTGCTTGTGGTGTCATCGGCAGCCATTACGTACTGACGTGCATAATCATCTCCGAGCTTAGCGCGAACGCTGTTCTCGAGATATTTCGCCTTAGTGAATTCTAGGCGAGGTGCGGTGTAGAAAGCTGGGCGAGACGCCGAAACAGTTTCTACTTTAGCTGCTTCTACCGCTTCTTCGACGGCAGGAGCAGGAGCGGTAGTGTCTGACACTTGTTCTCCTTCGGTTGGTGTGTCTGCCTCAGCGGTTGCCGGTGCAGAATCTTCTTTTGGTGCTTCGTTTTCTGATGCAGCTACTTCACTAACGCGAGCTGAGTTAATTGCTGGATCAGTTACTAGGGAAACTTCGTCTAGCGTTGCTGAGGTAATTTGCATTACGCCTTTGTTGTTTGTCCATTCGTTAATTTGTGCGCCAACGCTAAAACCATCGCGTAAGCCTTCTGTGGCCTCGACTAGCGCGTCTTCTCCGGCCATAGTGTTGGCGATTTTGAATGTAGCCACAATTCCATTAGCGGTTACTTCGTGAGACATAAGCTTTCCAATTGGGCGAGTGCGGTCGTGCTCAAGTAGCAACTTAACCGGCTTCATTTCAATTGAGTCAGATGCGAAAACAGTTGGGCCTACTGAAGTGTTACCTTGTTCGTTCCAAGTAACAATAGTGCCGCTAATTGTGCGCTTTACTGTATCTGCCGCAGTGACAGTCATTGGCATATTAATTTTCATTAGGGATTAAATCCTCTTCTCTTTGAATCTGCTCGACCGACATAGCACCGATACGATTTAGGATTTCATAAACTTGGGCTCTTTCCAAAGCGTTACCGCGAAGGAAGTCGTCTAACGCAAAGCGCACCATCACCGGATTAGGTACGAAATCCGGAAGTGAGAGCCTTTCCTCAATCGCCTTAAGTATTGGGCGAAGTGAGAAATCAACAAGTGAGCGCCGTTCGCTTACTGCGTTCGAATATGTCATTGAAGTAGTTTCGGCGCTCAAGAAGTAGGCAGGAATGCCGCAAGCTCTAGCCAATTCTAAAGCGACATATTGACGAGCTTCAGCTAATTGCAAAGATTTAGGATCAAAGCCAACTGATTCAAGATTAACGTCAGCATTTAAGAAAGCTGTTGCTTTTTGTTGGCGAGCTGTTCTCCAAGCTGCAAGCAATGATGAAATTCTTTCAGCTGTTAAATTTGTGCCGTTTGATTTTAATACTGTGCTAGGGACTGGGTCTTTTGCATAATTGACCGCTGCGTTTTCTAAATAGACAGCTGCCGCTATTGTTTTACCTGCGCGGTGAAGTAATCCTTCATCCGGTCCATCAAAACGAATTAACGAACCAACGCCGGATAATGGAACAGCCATACCATCAACTTTGTAGGACTCAATAACAGTATTGCGAAAATCTGTATCGACAGTTACGCGCTCGGGGCTGACGCGAGTCCAAGCTCTAACGCGACCGCCATCAGTTGTTGAATACATTTCCAAAACTTGTCCATAACCAACGCCATATAACCAAATATCTTCAGCAAGCCAGTTATAAATAACAAAGCCAGCAACTCTCGGGTCTGGTTGATTAATAACGCGATGCGGATCTACATACTGACCAGTGATGCGGTTAAAAGTTGTTAAAGGTAATGAGCCAATTGTTCCGCAAATGATGTTACGAGCGCGGGCTACTGATGGAACGCTCATCGCGAGCTGACGGGTTGTATTTGTTGCCCCGCCAAGAATGTTATAAACCGAGTCGGTGATTTGTACCGGAGTTAGTGCAGCGGTAACATCGCTGGTCTTGACCGGACTAGCTGAAGTGACTTGTGGAAACAAGAAATCTCTAATAGCACCCATTTGCCATAAATTGTAAGGGGGCTGCGCTACATAATGACGATATCTACTCCGCCATCGGCTTTAGTTGCGTAGTGTGTCGCCATAGCACTGGCAACCGCTCCACAAATAACCGCGTTACTAACTTTTCTACCCATTACCCATCCGCCATCACCGAAAGGCAACTTGACAGCGGATAGGCATTGTTTAGTGAGCTCATCTTGTCCCGAGTGAGCTAACCGCTGAGATGAAATTGCTCCAAGTAACTCATCGCAGCTTTGGGCATAGTCGAGTCCATCTATTGGCTCTGTCCTAATACCAGCCGGAGCTAATCGCGCAGCTACGGCCGAAGCGGTACGGGCTGAATAAGCAACCAGTTGAACCGGATACTTACGCACCCATTCAGCTAGATCATTAGCCAGCGACTTGTCATCCAAGTTAGATGGATTGTGCCAAGTCTGAAGCAAGATAACTTGAAATCTATCGCCCTCAAGTTTTTGACTTGCTACTAGTGCCGCTTGTTTTCTATCAGGACTGAGATCAATAGCCAACCAAGTATCAGATTCAGGGTTGAGCCGAAGCCCCTCAACTTTGCAGCTCTCCCACTGAGACGGATTGATTACAGGGTTTATGGTATCGACCCATTGACATAAAACTTCAGTTCGAACGATATCCTCGGGGTCTGACAGGACAGCTCGGATATTATCCGGATGAACTGTGTAGCCAAGTGACGGATTAGCTTGGCAGACACCTAGCCAGAAGTCTGGCGAGTTATCAAATTTGAGTCCGGTAGGTGCTGACCATTCGAACCAGCCAATATCGTCTGACCCGCCGTGAATGGCGGCTAGGGCTCTCTCTCGTAACTTATTTAAGACGATAGAGTGTTGATCTCCGGCGTTCGAATAAACCCAAATTTGAGGATTGGCCGAAGCCATCTGGGTGTATCTCAAAGCTGACCATACGTCTTCGTCTTTATATT